CTCCATCGCCAGTACCAACGGCTTTGTTCTTTTGTATTACTGTTGTCTTTCTACTAGGATCATAGTTAAGACCTTGTATTTCAAAACCTATACGAGGTAATGTTATAGCGACTTCGCCTCTTGTATCAGTACCTGTAACTCTAGCAATCCTTGTCATAAATTTTTGCTTAGTAGAGTATGATAATGGCACCCTAAGAGTTTGTGCTACTGCTCCTGAACTATTTTTACGTTCAACATTAATATTATTGAATATCGTTCCGAAAGCAATAATTGCTTTTCGTATATGCTGATGATAAAATGTTTGATCTTTAAACACCTATTTCTCCAAATGGATTCTTTTCACTGAAGTCTAATATACCTTCGAGGAAATTAACATTATCAAAGTCTAAGTTATCTATTGGCTCGTGTTTAGATGTTTGGATTGTTTCATTAATTATTGATCCTGTATCTTCTTTAAGCCAAAGGCCACCATCTTCTAATTGTAATTGATACTCCAACATATCTGTTGTATATGTTGTTTCAATAGTATCTATGTTAGCAATACCTGTATCCAAATCCTCTGAACTGTATTCGAACAGTTCACAAGTTAATCTAAATACATAAATTTGGTTTAGTTGATAGAATGGATTTTGGAAATCAACATATTTGATTTCAAATAGTGACTTAGTTTTATCAAAGTATATTAAATCTCCTTCAGAAGGTCTCGTTGTTTGTGTAAACGCTCCTCCAGTAGTTAGTACCATGTCTTCCCAACGTCTTTTTGCTACTACAAAGGTTGCTTGATCTCTTACTTCAAGTCCAAACCTTGTAAATATATCTCCTTGTCCCTCATAACCATTTACATTATCCAAATACATTTCTATAGGATATGCTTGTGTAAATTTGGACAGCTCGTCTTCATCAAAGATCGTATCTTTGTTGACTAGTGTCCTAGGTAAGTAATAAGTATCGTGGCCGTAGATTTTAAGACTTTCTATTATTAAGTCTTCAACTAATCTTTGTTCGTTTGTTTGTCCTTGTCCTTGGCCTGATTGGAAATAAAAGTTTGTTGCCATGTTTCACTATCCTATCATAAATTGTGGGGGAAGTTCGTAGCTTTTCTGCATCTGTTCTTCTATTAGCTGTATCTCCTGTGCAGCCTCTTGAAATATTTGATCACCATTCAGCGTAACACCGCCTGGCATTTGAATTCCTGAGAACTTACTCATGTTAGAGCCCCATTGTCTTTTAATTAAAGCAGTGGCGTATTTCTTAAGAAACATATCGTCATATACCTCTGGGTATGATGACGGGTCTAGTAAGGCCCATGCTTCTGCTACTAAATAATCACCGGGGTTAAATGTTTTGTCCCAGTCTGTGTCCATGTAAAGTCTATCTGTTTTTCTGTTCCAACGTATTTGCCTACTGCCCGCTAAAAGCATTTCTAGTGTAGTCAAATGACTTTGTACCACACTATAATATATCATATCTGCTCCCATTAAGTTATATAGGTCGTTCATTCTAAATTGATACATTAAATCAAACAGTTCTCCATCTCTGGATACGTTAGTCGCTGCGCCACCAAAGTTAAATACTTTGGTGATGCCTAATATATTATTACTAATAGGGACATATCCTTTTTCAATATCTCCCTCTGTATAAAAAGTGGTGGGGTGTAATGTTGCAACCGATCCGGATTCACTTCCAGTTATTTGTTCGCTTGCGACAAAAGCAGGGCTCCCCGTAGTCATCTTTTCTATTGTAATGTCTTGGCCTGAAGCCGAGGACACCTTAGCGGCACCACCACTGGTACCACCTGTTATTGTTTCATTCTTTTGGAAGTTTGCTGCTACGTTAGTTGTTAAGTGGACCTTGGATCCCGTGATTGCGTGCTTGACATAAGTCCTTTCAACACCGTCGAAATGATATTCTTGCCAATATTGGATGGCATCATCGACTCTATCCGAGACTTGTTGCTCATCCACATTTATTTCAATCACAGGAGCACCAAGTCTCCTTAGACAATAATCTTGTAGATCCGTTCTACTAGCTAAAGCCATAATCTAACTCCTAGTTCAGTAAACTACCGGCTGCGTTGTAAATTGCTGTTCCTGTTATGGTAGCAGTTGAGCCTTCGCCCTGTGAATGCGAAATAGTAATACCATTTCCTCCACTTACTTGCGCCATGTAATTGCCTGTCGTATCTGTTCCTAAAGCAACACTATTTGCTGCTATAGTTAATGCAGTTGCTAAGTTACCTGTCCCATCAAAACTACCTGTACCTGTTACATCTCCTGTAAACGATAAAGTTCTTGCTGTTTCTAGTGCTGTTGCTGTTGCTGCATTTCCTGTAGTATCTTGGTTTAATGTTCCTACTACTAAATCTACTGTATTATCAGCATCTTGATAAGTTGCTGTAATACCTGTTTCAGTGTTAGAACTAAACATAGCTCCTACTGTGTCCGCTACAACCTCACTTAAATCTATGTTAGCAGTACCATCAAATGATACTCCATGGATTGTTCGTGCTGTTGCTAACGCTGTTGCCGTAGCTGCTAAGCCAACGGCTATATTGGCTGTTCCATCAAATGATGTTCCGCCAATTGTTCTTGCTGTTTCTAATGCTGTTGCTGTTGCTGCATTTCCTGTGGTAGATCCTGAAGATCCACTTACGTTTCCTGTTACGTTACCAGTCAAAGCTCCTGCAAACAATGTTGATGTTAGTAAACCAGAGCTAGGATTATATGTTAATCCTGTATCTGTTTCTATACCTTGTCCGCCTGTTGCTCCGTCTATGAATGTAGGGTAAACTGTTTCGTCTGTACTATTGTTAGCACTAGCCGTAACATTTGTTGCAGTTGTAGCTGTTGTTGCTGTATCTGCATTACCTGTAACATTTCCTGTAACGTTTCCTTCTAAGTTTGCTACTAAGGTGCCTGTTGTAATTGTTAAATTACCTGTACTTGCACCCGTAAAGGACCCTGTTCCTACTGTAAATTTATCTGCACTTTCATCATAACCGATGAACGCATTATCTGCACTACCTCGTTCTATAACTAGACCGGCATCATTACCAGGTGTTCCTGATGTGCCGTTTGCTAGTTCAATCAGCGCGTCTGAAATAAGTGAATTAGTTGAAGCTAAAGTTGATGTTGTACCATTAACTGTTAAGTCTCCACTAAGTGTTAAATCTGCGAATGTGACATCAGAGTCTGTTGCTACTGCTTGTCCTATTGCTATTGTTGCTGTTGAACCTTCTGCTGGAGTATGTGTTATTGTAACACCTGTTCCTGCAGACGCGTCTGTCATATAATTTCCTGTTGTATCAGTTCCTAGGGCGACACTATTAGCTGCTATAGTTAATGCTGTTGCAACATTTGCAGAGCCATCAACTGAACCTGTACCTGTAACATCACCTGTAAAGGATAATGTTCTGGCCGTTGTCCAGGAAGCTGCTGTTCCTGTTGTGTTCTGATTAAGTGTTCCTACTGTAAAGTCTAAAGTTCCGTCTCCGTCTTCATACGCTACTGTAATACCACTTTCAGTATTTGAGCTAACCATTGCTCCAACAGTATCTTGGACTACTTCAGTTAAATCTATGTTAGCTGTACCATCAAATGATACTCCATGGATTGTTCTGCCAGTAGCTAAAGCTGTAGCTGTAGCTGCGTTACCCGTAGTTGATCCTGAAGATCCACTTACGTTACCAGTAACGTTTCCTGTCAATGCTGCTGCAACTGATGTAGTAGTTAGCAAACCTGAGCTTGGATTATATGTTAATCCTGTATCTGATTCTACTCCCTGACTTCCTGTTGCTCCATCTGCAAAGAGAGGATAAACTGTTTCGTCTGTACTGTTGTTAGCAGAAACTGTAACGTTGTCTGCTGTACCCGTTGTGTCTTGGTTTAGTGTACCTACTGCAATTGTTGTGCCTGATATACTTAACCCTGTTCCAGCGGTTAGCCATTGTGAGGCTCCTGCTGAATCGTCCCAAAAGACAATTCTGTCTGCGTTGGGATCTGATAAACTTTCAATTCCTAAGTGAGATAAACTGACCGTTGCACTTCCACTTGTTGCGCCACCTGTCAACCCCGTTCCTGCCACGACTGCTGTAATGTCTCCAGTATTTAATTCTGAATACAAGGCAAGTCTATGCCCGCCTGCTGTTGAGCCGTCATGTAACCGGATGTGATCTAAAGTAGTATCAACGGAAATTTCGCCTACAGCACCGGTGAACGCGTTATTTTGTGTCGTCGTTCCCCTTCTAAATTGTACTTGTGTTGGCATTGTTTTCTCCTATTTAATATGTTCCGCCATCTATTGTACCGGATACATTCCCGCCAGGAATGTTTCCAGAAATATTAGCAGCCGAAGCGAGCATCATCTCGGTTCCGCCTGCTGTGCTTCCATCGTGGACCCTAATAGCATTATTAGTAGTATTCACAGAAATTTCACCTGCCGCACCTGTGAACGCATTGTTCTGGGCTGCTGTGCCTCTCCTAAATTGTACTGTAACTG